AACCGATTCAAGATGGTATGGATCGTCCAAAAACAGAGTTAGCGTATAGAGTACCTGCGAGCAAGTTTACAAGGAAAAAAATTACATCTAAAGAAAAATTAGAGGATATACAAGGTTTAGATACAACTATTGATTGGAAGAATACTGGAGATAATAGTTATGACGGTGAAAAATTAAACCTATTAGTACACGATGAGAGTGGTAAATGGGAGAGACCTGATAATATATTAAATAACTGGAGAGTCACAAAAACATGTTTACGATTAGGTAGTAGAATCATTGGTAAATGTATGATGGGCTCAACTTCAAATGCATTAGATAAAGGTGGAGACAATTTTAAGAAATTATATAACGCGTCAGATGTCACCAAGAGAAATAGAAATGGCCAAACGAAGTCTGGTTTATATTCTTTGTTTATCCCAATGGAATGGAACTACGAAGGATTTATTGACGAGTACGGAATTCCAGTTTTTGATACACCAGACTGCGATGTGCTCGGCCCAGATGGAGAATTAATAGACATAGGCATTGTAGAACATTGGCAAAATGAAGCTGATGGTTTAAAAGGAGATCACGATGCATTAAATGAATTTTATAGGCAATTCCCTAAAACTACTGAGCACGCGTTTAGAGATGAAGCAAAAGGGAGTATATTTAATCTAGTTAAGATATATGAACAAATAGATTATAACGAAGAAATGTCTAGAACTCTTGGAGTTACAAAAGGTAATTTCCAATGGGTGAATGGGGTAAAAGATACACAAGTTATATTCTACCCAGATCAAAACGGTAGATTTAAAGTAAGTTGGGTTCCAAAAACTGGATTACAAAATAGAGTTATACTTAAGAATGGTATAAGATATCCTGGTAATGAACATATGGGGGCGTTTGGATGTGACTCATATGATATATCAGGGACGGTGGACGGAGAAGGTTCTAAGGGTGCGCTTCATGGATTAACAAGATTTTCAATGGAAGATGCCCCTGCAAATAGTTTCTTTTTAGAATACTTGTCAAGACCACCTACCGCAGAGATATTCTTTGAAGATGTTTTAATGGCAATAGTATTTTACGGTATGCCAATACTTTGTGAGAATAATAAGCCTAGATTACTTTATTACTTGAGACGAAGAGGTTATAGAGGATTTAGCATGAACAGGCCGGACAAGATATGGAACAAGTTGTCTGTCGCGGAAAAAGAAGTTGGAGGAATTCCTAACTCAAGCGAGGATATAAAACAAGCGCATGCCGCTGCGATCGAGATGTATATTCAAGATCACGTAGGTATGCAGCAAGATGGAACATTTGGAGATTTATATTTTAATGCTCTACTAAATGATTGGACTAGATTTGATATAACTAAACGTACAAAGTTTGATGCATCTATAAGTTCAGGTTTAGCAATTATGGCAAACAATAGGCATTTATATGCTCCAAACGCAAAAATAGAAAAACCAAAAATAGATATAAATATTACTAAATATTCAAATAAAGGTAGTATATCCAAAATAATTAAAAATTAAAGATGGCAAAGTCAACTGTAAAAAATTCTTTTCCAAGTCAAGTTGTTAGTGATTTAGAAAAAATAAGTTATGATTATGGCTTAAAAATAGCTAAGGCTATTGAGAACGAATGGCTTAATGATAACAAACAAAAAAGCCGATATTCCACTAATAAAAACAATTTTCATAATTTAAGATTATACGCTCGCGGAGAGCAATCAATTCAAAAATATAAGGATGAATTATCTGTAAATGGTGATTTGTCCTATTTAAATTTAGATTGGAAACCAGTTCCTATTATACCAAAATTTGTAGATATAGTAGTTAATGGTATTGCGGATAGAGTCTATGATATAAAAGCATACTCCCAAGATCCATATGGCATGAGTAAACGTACAGCTTATATGCAGTCAATGTTAAATGATATGCGTAATAAGGAGTGGAATCAATTTATAAGTGACTCTTTTGGAATAGATATGCAGGAGAATCCCACGGAAGAATTACCTAGTACAGAGGAGGAACTAGAGTTACACATGCAGCTTAGTTATAAACAAGAAATTGAGTTAGCTGAAGAACAAGCAATAAACACTTTACTTAATGGAAATAATTACGATCTTACGAAAAAAAGATTTTATTATGATTTAACAACTATAGGAATAGGTGCAGTAAAAACATCATTTAATACATCAGAAGGTGTTACTATAGATTATGTTGATCCTGTTAATTTAGTTTATTCTCATACAGATTCTCCTTATTTTGATGATATATATTATGCAGGGGAAATTAAATCAATTCCTATAAATGAGTTAGTCAAACAATTCCCACACTTAGAGCATGAAGACTTAGATGAAATAATAAAAACAACTGGCCCTGTTACTAAAATGCGTTATAGTCCTGACGATGAAGATGGTAATAAACTTCAAATTCTATATTTTAATTATAAAACATATATGAATGAAGTTTATAAAGTGAAAGAAACTAATACTGGTTCTGAGAAATTGATAGTTAAAAACGATACTTTTAATCCACCAGAAGCTAAAGAAGGTAGTTATAGTAAATTACAAAGATCAATAGAGTGTCTTTATGAAGGTGCTTTAATAGTAGGTACAGAAAAGCTTTTGAAATGGGAAATGTCTAAAAATATGATGCGTCCTAAAAGTGATTTTACTAAAGTTAAAATGAGTTATAGTATTGTTGCTCCTAGAATATATAATGGTAAAATAGAATCTTTAGTTAGTAGAATTACAGGCTTTGCAGACATGATTCAATTAACACATCTTAAGTTACAGCAAGTATTAGCTAAAATGGTACCAGATGGTATTTATCTAGATGTGGATGGTTTAGCTGAGGTTGATTTAGGTAATGGAACTAATTATAATCCACAAGAAGCTTTGAATATGTTCTTTCAAACCGGTAGTGTTATAGGTAGATCGTTTACTGCTGATGGAGATGGAAATCCAGGTAAAATCCCTATTCAAGAAATACAAAGTGGTGCTGGAAGTAATAAAATACAAACTTTAATAGCAAATTATAACTATTATCTTCAAATGATGCGTGATGTAACTGGTTTAAATGAAGCAAGAGATGGTAGTATGCCTGATCCTAAATCATTAGTTGGTATACAAAAAATGGCCGCCGCTAATTCTAATACTGCTACAAGGCACATTTTACAAGCTGGGTTATACTTAACTGCTGAAACTGCTGAGTGTTTATCACTTAGAATATCAGATATTATAGAATACTCACCTACAAGAGATGCTTTTATTCAAGCTATAGGAACGCACAACGTTGCTGTATTAAGTGAAATGAGTGAATTACATTTATACGATTTTGGTATATTTATAGAATTACAACCTGATGAAGAAGAAAAAGCAATGTTAGAGAACAATATCCAAATAGCTTTATCAAAAGAAAATATAGAATTAGAAGATGCGATTGATTTAAGGGAAATAAAAAATATAAAACTTGCTAACCAATTACTTAAAATACGTAGAAAAAGGAAGATAGATAAAGATCAGAAGATACAGCAAGAAAATATAAAAGCACAATCTGAAGCTAACATTCAAGCACAACAAGCTGCTGCTAAAATGGAAATAACTAAATCACAAGCACTTGCACAAACAACAATGCAAATAGAAGGTGCAAAAACACAAAATGAAATGTTAGTTTTAAATCATGAATCTCAAATTAAAAAGGATCTAATGGATCATGAATTTAGAATAAATGTAGCACTAGAACAAATGAAAACGAGTGACATTGAAAAAGAAAAATACAAAGAAGATCGTAAAGACGAAAGAACAAAAATACAAGCATCACAACAAAGCGAACTTATAGATCAAAGAAATAGTGGAAAACCACCTAAAAATTTCGAATCTGCAGGTAATGATATACTAAGCGGTGGATTTAATTTAGGTGCATTTGATCCTAAGTAAATTTTTATTAATTATTATTATATTATATTATGGCAAAAAAGAAAACAGAGGTAGTAGAAGAGACTATCGAACAACCAAAAGTAGACAATACAGTTGAAAAAATTAAAGTGAAGAAGAAACCAACAATGAAAAAGATTAGTCAAGACGACGAACCTATCAAAGTTGATTTAAGTGCTCCACCAAAAACAGAGGAAAATGAACAACCAGTGGATACCACAAAAATCGAGAATGTTCAAGAAGAGATTGTTGAAGAAACGACTAATAAAAAAGAAGATGTTGAACAACCTACAGAAGAAAATGTTGAACAACCTGTTTTAGAAGAAATTACAGATGAAGAGGTAAAAGAAACAGTTGAAGAACTAGAAGAGCAAGTTGAAGAAGCTGTTGCTGAAGCTGAAACTACTGGAAAACCAATTCCAGAAAATGTCCAAAAACTAATGGACTTCATGGAAGAAACAGGTGGTAATTTAGAAGATTATGTTGCGTTGAAACGTGACTATAATAACTATGATGATGCTTCGTTACTAATGGAATATTATGCAACAACAAAACCTCATTTAACCGAAGAAGAAATAAGATTTACATTAGAAGATCAATTCTCTTGGGATGAAGATGTAGACGATGAGATAGAAATAAAAAGAAAACAATTAGCGTTAAAAGAGCAAGTTGCCAGCGCTAAAAACCACTTGGACGGGTTAAAGTCCAAATACTATGAAGATATCAAGGCTGGGTCAAAGTTGACTCAAGAACAACAAAAAGCAATTGATTTCTTTGATAGATACAACAAGGAGTCAAAGGTAGAAAGCGATACTATAGAAGCGAATCAAAAAGTTTTTGTTAAAAAAACAAATAGTTTATTTAACGACAAGTTCAAAGGTTTTGAATATAATGTCGGAGATAAAAAATTTAGATTCAACGTGAAAGATGTTAATAAAGTAAAAAATGATCAAGCTGATTTAGGTAGTTTTGTTGAGAAGTTTCTTGACAAAGACAAATTTCAACTAAAAGATGCTAATGGTTATCACAAAGCTTTATACACCGCTATGAATCCTGATGCTATAGCTAACCACTTTTATGAACAAGGAAAAGCAGATGCTATGAAAAATAGTATTGAAAGTGCGAAAAATATAGATATGACTCCTAGACAATCCCATGGTGTGATGGAAGCTGGTGGGATTAAAGTTAAAGTTTTAGGCGACACAGCTAAAGACTTTAAGTTTAAAATTAAACAAAAATAACAATTTAAAATTACAAAATTATGTCAATTACTGCAGGAACTAATTTGAATAGTGTGCCCGCTCCAATAAAGCAAACACTCGAAACAAATTATTTAGACCTCAACAGCACGTCTGGATGGGGTCAACAATATGTACCAGACCTAATGGAGAAAGAAGCTGAAGTTTTCGGACCGAGAACTATTTCAGGCTTCTTATCACAAGTTGGGGCTGAAGAATCTATGACTGCTGACCAGGTTATTTGGTCGGAGCAAGGTAGATTACACTTATCTTATTTAGGTGATATAGACGCGGATGATGTTATCACAGTACAATCTGATATCGATGGAAACAATTATGCTGAAGCTGGTATTTCGGTAACACACGGTATTAGAGTATCTGATACTGTTGTAGTGGCAACTCCTAATGGAGTTTATAAAGCTATAGTAGTATCAATGACAGGTACGAACGACTGTGATATTACTGTTGCTGCGTACGATGGTAGTACGATCGCTACTTCTGGAGCTACTGGTAACAAGAAAACTACTATAATGGTTTATGGTTCTGAGTGGGCCAAAGGTGTTGGTTACAACGCAAAAGATGGTACTCATTCCGATAGTAGAACAGCTAACGAACCTAAGTTCAAAACTTTCTCCAACAAACCAATTATTATCAGAGATTACTACGAAGTATCGGGTTCTGATACAGGTAAAATTGGTTGGGTTGAAGTTACTTCTGAAGGTGGAGGTGCTGGATACTTATGGTATTTAAAAGCTGAAGCTGATACTAGAGCTCGTTTTACTGATCACTTAGAAATGGCAATGTTGGAAGGTGAACTTGGAGATGACGATTCTCACAATTTCGGTGCTGGTGGTTCTGGTGCTGCTCAAGGTGTTGATGCTGTTCTTGGATACGCTACTGGTTCTACAGTTGGAACTGAAGGTTTATTTGCCGCTATCGAAGATAGAGGTAATACGACTTCTGGTGTTACTGGTGTTAACCCAGCTACTGATTTAGCTGAATTTGACGCTATTTTAGCAGAGTTTGATGGTCAAGGTGCAATTGAAGAAAACATGATGTTTGTTAATAGAGCTACGTCTCTTGCAATGGATGATATGCTTGCTTCAATGAATTCTTATGGTGCTGGTGGTACTTCTTACGGGGTATTCTCTAACTCAGAAGATATGGCACTTAATTTAGGTTTCTCAGGATTCCGTAGAGGTTCTTACGATTTCTACAAATCAGATATGAGATACTTAAACGATAAGGCTACTAGAGGAGGTGTTAATGACAACGCTGGCGCTAACGCGATTAGAGGTGTCATGGTTCCAGCTGGTACATCTACTGTTTATGACCAAGCGTTAGGAAAGAACCTTAGACGACCTTTCTTACATGTTAGATACAGAGCTTCTCAAACAGACAACAGAAAACTTAAAACATGGACTACTGGTTCTGTTGGAGCTGCTACATCTGCTTTAGATGCGATGCAAATCCACATGCTTTCTGAAAGATGTTTAGTTACTCAAGGTGCGAATAATTTCATGTTAATGAAATAAGCATTTATTACTTTAAAAGAACCGAGGTTTCGGCCTCGGTCCTTTTATTTTTATTAATTTTATTATATATTATATTATGTCAAAGAAAACAAAAAAAGTTGAGGTGGAAGAACCTCAAGTTCAAGACGTGGTAGAAACACCACCGGTTGTAGAACAACCAAAAGTAAGAGAAAGAAAAGTACCATCTAATGAATGGGAAATAAAAGATAGAGCTTATTATTTAAAAGGTAATAAAAAACCTTTATCTAGAATGATTAAATCTGCAAATATTTATTATTTTGACGAAGAAAAAGGTTATGAAAGAGAACTTAAATATTGTCAAAATCAAAAAACTTCTTTTGTAGACGAAATGAAAGGTGACCAAAGATTAGATCATATTATTTTTAGAAACGGTACTTTATTTGTAGAAAAAGAAAAAACAGTTTTACAAAAATTACTAAGTTTATATCATCCTCATAAAGATAAAATATATTATGAGTATAGACCTTCCGTTATAGCGGCTGATGAAATAGATATACTAGAACAACAAGTAGAAGCGCTTGTCGCTGCTAGAAATATTGATATTGATATGGCAGAGGCTATTATGCGTGTTGAGAAAGGTTCTGAGGTATCTAGGTTGAGTTCTAAGGAACTTAGACGTGATTTACTAGTATTTGCTAGAAACAATCCTAAACTCTTCTTAGAGCTTGCGGATGATGAGAACGTGATGTTAAGAAATTTTGGTATTAGAGCTGTAGAAGCTGGAATATTAAGATTATCTTCTGATCAAAGAAACTTTTTGTGGGGTAGTAATGGAAGAAAACTAATGGTTATACCATTTGATGAACATCCATATACTGCTTTAGCGCATTGGTTTAAAACTGATGAAGGAATGGAGATTTACTCCAATATAGAAAAACGATTAAATTCGTAATCAACTTGTAGTGAGCGATCGCCCTACGGGGTGATTGCAAAACTACATAAAACAAATTGTATGGAATTAAATAAATCTAAAGGATTAGGCGATACAATTGAAAAAATAACAAAAGTAACTGGAATAAAAAAAGTAGTTGATATAGTTAACAAAACTACTAATAAAGATTGTGGTTGTGATAAAAGGAAAGAAAAATTAAATAAATTATTTCCTTATAATTATAAATAAAAATTATGATATTTATAGACACAGTTTATCAAAGAGTATTAGCATTAGCTAATAAAGAACAAAGAGGATACATAACTCCATTAGAGTTTAATCTTTTAGCTAATCAAGCTCAATTAGAAATATTTGAACAATACTTTTACGATTTAAATCAATTCAAAAGACAACCAAGTGAAGAAACTACGTTTTCTGATATGGAAGAATTAATAGAAAATAAGTTATCACCATTTATTACTATAAGCAGTGTAAATAGTGGAACTACTTTTCCTACTAATTATAGAATAGGTAGAATATTTCAAAACGGACATGAAGTTAGGCAAGTTGATTTTAATGAAGCAAATAACATAATAAATTCTCAATTTCATGAAGTTGGTTTGCGAAGAAATCCTATTTATAGAAGTAGCGCAACTAGCGGAGAAGATATAGAAGTTTTTGGATGGAACACTGCAACTACATCTATTGGACAAGTTACAACAGGTGTTACTTGTGAAGTAATAAATAAACCTATAAAAGTTGAATGGGGTTATAATGTTATTGGAGAAAAAGCTTTATATAACGCCGGTACATCAGTTAATTTTCAATTACACAACGCGGAAGAAACTAACCTAGTAATAAAAATACTAGAATTAGCAGGTGTTATTATAAAACATCCAGATATAGTAGGTATAACTAACCAAGAAGAAGTACAAAAAATTCAACAACAAAAAGCATAAGTAAATGGGATTATTAACACAAAACGCTCAACAATATTATAGTGGTAAAAAAGAATTTACTGGTGATGGAACAACTACTATTTTTAAAGTTAGCGATAGTATTGGAACTTTTCCAACTGGAACCACAGCATTAACACATCCTGTTAAAGTTTATATTAACGGCACGTTAATTCAAGGTGGTTTTGGTGGAGGACTTAATCATCAATATTGGTTTCGTTGGACCGCTCTTGAGAAGTGGCATATAGATTTTAGTCTTGGATTATATCCTTATGGTGCTCCAGCTAGTAATGATACTATAATATTTGAATATAATAATTTTGGTAATTATCAATTTATAAGTTTAGAAAATATTATTGATAACTTTATGGCTACCTACATAGGAGAAGATAAAATATTAACAAATACAAAAAGAAGCGACGTTAGTTTTCATGCCCACCGTGCTTTAGCGGAACTAAGTTTTGATACTTTTAAATCTACTAAATCTCAAGAAATAGAAGTGCCAGCTTCATTAACAATGATATTACCACACGATTATGTTAATTATATTAAATTAACATGGAGTGATTCTTCGGGAATTAAGCACACTATTTATCCTGCAAAAAGTACATCTAATCCATTTAATCCAAAACAAAAAGCAGATGGTACATTCGATTTTGTAATAAATTCACTTCCTCTTGGAGATGAAGACACAACAGATTTAATCCCAGAAGAAAAATCTGATACCTTAACCTCTTATCAGAGTACGAGTCCATCTGGAAATAATAACGATGATTATCAAAATGATACTTATTGGTTAGCTGGAGGAGAAAGATACGGATTAGATCCTCAATATGCGCAAGTTAATGGAGTATTTTTTATAAATGATGCAAAAGGTTTAATACACTTTAGTTCTAATATTTTAGGAAAAACTGTTGTATTAGATTATATAAGCGATAGTCTTGGTGAAGATGATGAAATGCAAGTTCACAAACTTGCAGAAGAAGCGATATATAAACATATTGTATATGGATGTGTAAACGCAAAACTTAATATACCAGAATATATTGTAAATAGATTTAAAAGAGAGCGTTTTGCTGAAACGAGAAAAGCAAAATTAAGATTATCAAATATTAAAATTGAAGAAATTACTCAAATTTTACGAGGAAAATCTAAACAAATAAAACACTAATAAATGCCAGAGCTTAAGCGTAGTTTCCAATCCGGTCGTATGAATAAGGATCTGGACGAAAGACTAGTTCCAAACGGTGAATATAGAGATGCTCTAAATATAGAGATAGCCTCATCAGAAGAAGATGATGTAGGATCAGCTCAGACTACTATGGGCAATAAAAAGATATTTGGTATTCAACAAGAAGCTGACTTACCTGATCTCACTATAGAATATCCATCGTTAAATGGAATAGGGAGTTCTTTTTATAAAAATAAAACTATAGGTAGTATAGTAGATGAAAAAAATGATTGGGGATATCGTTTTGTTGCAGGACCTCCACCCCAAATAAATACAAATGCATGGCCGGCGTTTGGTGACCAAAAAAATTACATATCTGCTGATTATATTGTTCGATCTAACGCTACTGTTAACGAACCTGTTTTAGTAGATATATATTCTGTTGCCGTTGGTCTTTATTTAGGATGGGCAATACCATCATCTCCTATCAATATAATACGCATACCAGATATAAAAGGTTTACGAGAAGGTATGGAATTAAACGTATATACTGTTGATGTTAACGGCGCTATAGCAAACCGTGGTAATGTTAATACTTTTAACAAAAAACCACCTAAAATAAAAAAATTCTTACCTTTAACTAATCCTAATTATCGTGATATTGAATTAACTGGAGAAATTAATTTAGAAATTACACTTGTTAACAATTTAGTTTTTTCTGCCCCAAGAGTTCTTAACTTTGAACATGATAATTTTATTACCGGTATCAGTATCATTGATGATTTTCTTTTATGGACAGATGATTATTCTGAACCTAAAAAAATACACATTCCTAAAAGTGTATTAGGTTGTAGACATCCATTTACATCTGCAGGAACTAATCCCCTTAGCGCCTATCACCACACAAATTTCGTAACAAAAATACCTACCGCAAATCTTTCTTCTGATAAATTTTGGTTAGGAGACGAAGATCCAACGGGATCATTTGGAGGTAGACCGATAGAAGAAAAACATATAACCGTTATTAAAGAATCTCCTCATCTAACACCGGTATTAGAAATGATGAGAACAGAGGGAGACACAAACACTAACGGGATAGTTTATGATAAAGACGACACTGGAATACCGTTTAATCCATTTTATAATTCGAACACTGCAACTTCTACTATAAATTCTGGAGATGAAATATGGATTAGTTATGGTGGGCCGTCAACACCCGCTCCTAACACTTCAGTACCGTGCGTTGGATGTACCTCTTGTCCTCCAACAAGTGCTAATCCGCCTGCATGGCCATCAGGATGTACTATAGATTTTAGTATAGTACCATTTTATTCAACTGGTGATATTGTTATTTTTTCTATACCAGGCACGTCTCCATTGTTACAAATTAGAGCTGAAATTTTAGAAGGTCCTGATTGGAATTACGGATCATATAAAGTGAAAATAATTAGTAGTAGTGGGAACATAGATAATACAAGTACTGGGTGGATAAGTGAAATAGAAACAGAGGAAGAATTATTTATATTTAAATTTCCAAGATTTGCTATTAGATATAAATATGAAGATGGAGAATACTCGACATATTCTCCTTTTACCGAAGTAGCGTTTTTACCAGATAAAAATCCAATGGATTATTTACCTGAAAAGGGATATAATCTTAATATGACTAATAAATTAAGGAAGTTAGCTATTAAAGGATTTATCCCACACAATAATTTATTACCCGATGATGTAGAATCTATAGAAGTTGTTTATAAAGAATCAGATATTTCTAATATATATTCTGTAGTAAAGATTGAGCGAAATAGTAGTAGATGGAAAGCGTTAAGTAAAACTGCAAATAGTATTAAATACTGGGAAGAAACCACTGGATATATACAAATAAAATCAGAAATGATTCAAGGTACCATTGCCCCAAATCAATTACTAAGACATTGGGATGCTGTACCAAGAAAAGCAAAAGCACAAGAAATAACTGGTAATAGATTATTATACGGTAACTATCTACAAAATTATAATTTGAGCGCTATAGACAAAGTTAATTGTAGTACTGGTAGTAATATTGGTTGTGAATCAATTCCAGAAGTAGAAACAGATTTATTTTTTAATATATCAAGTAGTAATTCTGTAGGACATTTACAACCTGAAGAGGAAAATGTTAAAGACGCTTGGAGTTATGGTCCAGCTAAATCAATAAAAACTTTAAGAACATATCAACTCGGAATTATTTATAGAGATAAATATGGTAGAGAAACTCCAGTTTTTTCAGATGTAGACATGGCGAAATATCATGAGAAAAAGTGGGCCGATAAAAGTAGTCATTTTGAAATGGCTATTAAAAATATAGTTCCTGATTTTGCTGAATCATTTAAATTTTTTATAAAAGAAACCTCCAATGAATATTATAATTTACCAATGGATAAATGGTATGATGCAGAGGATGGTAATATTTGGTTGTCTTTTCCATCTTCAGAAAGAGCTAAAATATCCATAAACACAGATGAAGAACGTTTCGAAGACACGTTTTTAATATTAAAAAAAGAACACGATAATAGTGTTTTTGTATCAGATCCAGCTAAATATAAGATATTAGCAATTGAAAATGATGCCCCAAGATTTATAAAAACTGTTAAAACTCCTATAGGAGTTTTAAGTGGATTAGGTTCTGCTATATTTAGTAACGCAATAGTTACTGGGTTTCCAACACCGTTAAATGATTTTATTAGAATAGTAGGTACAGAGTTTGAAGGTGTAGGTTGGGATACTAGTGTGTCAGGGCCACAAGTAGTAGATACTTTAAAAATAAGAATAGGTACCGATGTTATAAAAAGTGAGTGGTATAATATAATTTCTTCTTTTCCTGTTTCTAGTTCTAGTCCTCTTGAATATGAGATAAAAGTAGATAGAGATTTTAAAGGAGATATGGTTTTTTCAACTAGTGATACTTTAAGTATAGAAATTGTTAAAGAAGAAGTAAAATATTTACCAGAATTTGACGGTAGATTTTTTGTTAAAATTCATAAAGATCCAACGTTAGAACAAACAATATTAAAAAGTAACTTAAACGCAGATTCGTATCGAATAATATCATCTATGCTTTGCCAGGTTATTGAACCAAACTCCGATTGGTCTACATCTAATGCTACTGATTCTTGGGATGGTTGGGGTACTGATAATTTGAACGTTGTAACTTCTAATATAAGTCCTGCTCAAAACTTTCAAACAGGAAGACATGCTACCGTTCGTTTTTCTGGTTATCCTTCATTTAGCCAAGCAAATGCCGATCCGATTTCAGGTCCAGATTGGGCTATATCAACTAACCATCAAGGAAATGGAGAGCAATTTTGGACATCATTTGAAGCTCAAGATACTACTAATGGAAATGGTAATGCCTCTCGATGGTTTATAGATGGTAGATCAGGTAAAAATTCAATGTTTCAAACTTACGGAAGAATGCCGTCTTTTACGTTTTTCTCTAATATAGCATCGCGAGTAGATTTTGAAGTTGATAGTACAGGGGCGGTAATTGGAGCGGGAGGTAATTCCGCGTGGAGTTATCCTAGAGTAAACAATGTCGTAGTACCGAGTATACCAAATAATCCGACAAATGATCAAAACACGTTAGGAAATGTAAGAGATGATATTAATGATAATTTATTACCCGCACAACTTGCGATTGGTCCAAACGCCTATCGTCCTTGGGCAGAAGAACAACCAGGAAATAATTATACAAATCAAGAAATATTAGATAGACGTTTTAAATCACCAAGTGGTGGGTCACGCGGGAATCTTCTTTATAATTCTGGTATATATGATGACAGTAATGGGGATACAGTATATATTGATTTGTCTTGCTTAGGATTTGGTGGTGAAGATATTCAAAATTTACTCACTAATTATGGTATACCATATTCTAACACCGTGCCAGGTTGTAACGCTAATTGCAATTCAGCTTGGTTAAGTGGTAATACAGTTAAATATATAGATGATGTTATATTTATTAATGCTATTACAACTCCAGGGACTACTTGGAGATGGGCGGAAGATCCTGACCAAACTATATACGAAACACAAAACTCAAATACTATAATTTCAGACTGGTATAATACTGGTGGCACTTTAGGTGGATGGAAGAGAGTTGGAGAAAGTAGTATACATTTTAATACCCAAACAATTGGAATGACTACTCATAGTTCTCATAATATTGGTAGTTTTACTCACTTTAATTGGAATACCACTTATTTTTCTAATTCAGTTATATATCAATCTACTGCCAATGCTAATTCATTTGGTATTAGTGGGATTACTAATCCAGTCGACGATGTGTTTGGAAAATCGAGTTCGAATACGGCTAATTGGAATAGAAGTCAAAGATGGACTATTGAAGCTAGAACCTTATCAGGTGATGAATTAGGTTCTGGTCCAACTGGATATTTACCAACAAATGATCCTAGGTGGAATACGACTACTGCTAGTTTTGGTAATACCGCACCATTAAAAGCTCCCGGCGTTAGGCATGATGGTATGGGTAGTGGGCAATTATCAAACTCTGGTACAACATCAACTACATATTGGAATGGAACAGCTTATGTTAGTCCTACCGTAGGTGGCACTATAAATCCACCAGCAGAATATAATGCGGACAGAGGTGTAACAAGTGGATCCTTTACATGGCAAGTACTTTTACCAGAATCTTCTTTAACTGTTTTTGGCGCTACTGGTAGTTTTAGTAGCGGAAATCCAGCTATATGGGAAACAGAGCCAAAAAATGATATTGATTTAGATATTTATTATGAAATAGGTCAAATATATGCCACAAGATTAAATGAGAGAACAAATACATTACATGCTCCCGTCGGATCTGAGGTTAAAATATATAGACCCGCAGATTCAGATTACGTGCAAGCTAATCCAGGTATACCAATTGGTTGGATTCCTTGGTCTACTGGTCCAATGCTTATAGAAAGTTGGAATGATTTTTCTGGGACTGCATTAAACCCATTAGATCTAACCTTTCCTAACGAAATTAAAATAGTTGATAGTAATGGTAATCCTAGTACTGGATTAGTAGCTTCTGACTCTCCATTTCCAGGAGATATTTTAGTATTTTATAGAGCTGATGGCAGCACTACAGAAGCAATGGTATTTGAACAAGACGTATCATTAAATCTTCAGTTTATACAAAATAAACAAGCTGGATACTTTACATTAGATGAAAATATTGCAAACAGATATATAAGACCACCTTGGTTTAATTGTTATTCATTTGGTAACGGTGTAGAATCTAATCGTATCAGAGATGATTTTAATGAAGTTATTATAGATAAAGGTCCTAAAGCTTCTACAACAATATCGAAAACATACAAAGAAGAAAGAAGAAGTAATGGATTAATATTTTCTGGTATATTTAATTCAAAAACAGGTATAAATAATTTAAATCAATTTATAGAAGCAGAAGGTATAACAAAAGATTTAAATCCAACTTATGGTAGTATTCAAAAACTATATTCAAGAGATACTGATATAATTACATTATGTGAAGAAAAGTGCTTAAAAATATTAGCAAATAAAGACGCGTTATATAATGCAGATGGTAATATAAATATGATTGCAACCTCAAATGTTTTAGGGCAGGCTATAACTTATGCTGGTAATTATGGAATATCAAAAAATCCAGAATCATTTGCTTCAGCGTCATTTAGATCGTATTTTACTGATAAAAATAAAGGAGCCGTACTAAGATTATCTCAAGATGGATTAACACCAATATCTAATGTTGGAATGAAAGATTGGTTTACTGATAATTTACCAGATGCTTATGAGGTAATTGGTAGTTTTGATGAAAGAAAAGGTGACTACAATCTTACTATTTATAATCATGATTTAGATACTGTAGCTGGGGGAGCGATTATTGAATTAGGTGGAAATACGTTAACTTTTAATGAAAACGTTAAAGGATGGAGTAGTTTTAAATCATTTTTACAAGAACAAGGATTTAGTTTAAATAATAATTATTATACTGCTAAACGTGAAAACATTTGGAAACATCATACTAAATATCAACTACCTGGTTTACCAAATCCTAGAAATAATTTTTATAATAAACAGTTTCCTTATTCATCTATAACTTTCTTATTTAATGAATCACCTGGTTCTGTTAAAAGTTTTAATACTTTAAATTACGAAGGCAGTCAAGCGTTTATTGAATTTGATAGTACTAATCCAGAATATTATGATAATATAGCAAAAGACGGGTGGTTTGTAAATAAAATGATAACTAACTTACAAGAAACAAAAAAATTAGAATTTAAAGATAAGGAAGGTAAATGGTTTGCGCAAATAAAAGGTGACGCAACAACTTGGGACAATAACATGAGAAAACCTATTAGTCAGCGAGGTAACATAGATCCTAGAGAATTTTCATACCAAGGATTAGATGTAGCCACCTCTGTAAATTCTGCTGCTTGTGTTTATGGGTGTGGAGATAATGGTCAAATTCCAAATTATCCTCAAAGACCAGCAGGTTACGTAGACCCAAATGCTACCCCACCTAATTCTGCACTAAATTATAATCCACTCGTAACATGTCATGAGGTTGATAGTTGTAATTATTGTATTTTTGGGTGTACGAGTTCAACTGGCACAACAAACTATAACTCAGCGGCTACGTGTGATGATGGTAGTTGTATTTATTGTGTCTATGGATGTATGGATCCAATAGCAACTAACTATAACCTATTAGCTACTTGTGATGATAATAGTTGTACTTATCCCGCCGCATGTATAGATCCAATTGTACATCTTAAGTCTGGAAATGGTATGATTGAAGGACCGTGTGGTGTATATCAAGATTCTCAAATAAAATTTTGGGTTGTTACAGACCAACAAGTAACATATGATTGGACTGTTACAGATAGTAATAGTAATGTGGTTGGTTCTGGAACTAACCAAGCTTCGGGTCAACCAAATGTTCAAACAATTTCACCAATAATTCCAGCACCCGCTATTTCTCCGGGCACTACTTATTATATAGATGTTGTAGATTCTAACGGATGCACTTATAGTGGCACGTTAGTAACTATCTCTAATGTACCCATGATATATGGTTGTACAAATTCATTAGCGTCAAACTACAATTCAGCTGCACAATGTGATGATGGTAGTTGTAGCGTTCCACCTGCATATGGTTGTTTAGATCCTTTAGCAAATAACTATGATTCTACACCTGGCGTACTACCTTGCGACAATAGCGTAATACAACCAGGACTTGTCGGTTGTTCATCAACAACTACCCCAGCTTGTGGTGGACCAGGTACTTCTCCCGGAGATTGTTGTACGTATACTGTTCCTGGATGTACAGATGATGGTAATCAAAACCAAGCGTATTGGGCTTTTTATGGTTATGATACTTCGCTTGGAGTTAACATACCTAATTATCCAGCAAAAGAAGCAACTAATTATAATGCAAATGCTACTTTTGACAATAGTAGTTGTGTTTACAACTGGGATTGCGATCAAGGTTACGCTGTTGACTCATGTGATCTACTACATGCAAATTGGAATAATGTTCCAATATCTCAGGGGACTACTCAAACTTGGGACACTCAAATGGACGGTCATTTAAATTATATATGGGGTTTCCATATTCCAAACTTGGGTTGCCCAAATGGTGGTGGTTGTATTAAAAATTATAAATTACGAGTAGAGTATGGTTACGCGGCACTATTGCAAAATGCTTGTATGGATCAATCTGGTACTGGATACGGTAATACTTGGTGGGCTTTCATTACGGGGGTTGATTTAAATATTACACCGCCATCTACAAGTAGTAACTCCCCTGGTGTTTACCCTAGTTTACAAGATATTGATTCTATAATAAAAAAATGTCAAGATTATGCTAGTAATAATGCTTTAGGATTAACTATTCCAAATGCTATATCTAAAACCGCTTTACAAGCGTTATTTGCAAATCTAGGGTATATTATACATTTTAGTGGTTGGAGTGATCCTACAGATTGTACTTGCACTGGAGGATGGACTTGTGGATGTGAGATAATAGATCCAACTCCTACTGTTCACGCTAATTGGAATCTTTGCAATAACGCGTGTTGCTCATAAATTAATTAACAATGATTAAAACAATAAGTTCTTTAAAAATTTCTAACACAGGCACTATTAACGCTAATGGTGGTGTACGTGAAATAGTTGTTTCTGGTGATGTTGGCGCTAGGTTTACTTTAATTATTAAAAATAGTTCTGGAAAAAATATATTGGAGGATTATTTAAATGATATAATTATTCCTAAATCTGGTTTATATAAATTGTCACAAAAATTTCCAGTATATGAATCTAATAATTTTACTAGAGTAGATAATGTTGAAACATATACTATTGAAGTTCTACCAACTGTATTTACAAAACTCAATAAGGATATTGTATCTCACGAGTTAAAACAATACCCAAACCCAACGATTACACTGACATCTACGTCATCACACTCAATATCAGGTAGTAATTCAACTTTAGTTGGAAAAGCAATGACATTAGCAGAAACGATACCTAATAATTTTACTACATCGTCATCTTCTACATATACAAAGAAATTTGGAGAAATAGTTTATAACATTACTATATCACCCGCTGATGGTTTATTATATGTTTCTAAAAATCCTAATCTATTAGTAGATTTGAAAAAAAGTACCGATATAAAAAGAAACACCGGAGAAAAAAAGACTAGTGAAAACATGGTTTTAACATTACCTCCTAGTGATGTAGCTCAATATGCGACCCCTATAGAAGAAGGAATGATATATAGTGGTAGTTATACATATACAAAGTTATTTGATTCAAATATAAGTGATGATAATGAAGATAAATTTAGCAATAAAATTAGATTAAATGATACAAAAAATCTAGTTATTGGTATGGTTATAACTGGGAGTAACATAAAAGGATACACTACTATTACAGCTATTGACACTGATACTGATATTACAACTTCTTTAAAACAAAAATTAATACAACTCGATCAATTAACTTTTACTAAAAAAATTACTGGATTAATTGATAGTGTTGGTAGCGCTAGCAGTGTAACGACTGATTCTAAAGATTTTATTCCTTCTAATATAGAGTTAACGTTTTCAAATGATACAACCTCTATATCTGGAAGACTTCATATTACTGGAAGTGGTAGTGACACTATAACATTGAACGGTACTTATCAAGTTGGTATGTTTGGGAAGAAAGACGTGACTTATACTCAATTAACAGATAACTTTTTAACAGTTACTCCAAATGCTTATACGCAATATATAACAACAACTAAAGATACATCTATAGTTTTTGATTTATTATCGTTAGATACTGATGATAATAAAGATACTAAGACACCGGTTTGGGAAGCGCGAGATTGGCCTTCACATGGGGTAGTAACTACAACCGCGTGGGCGTCTGGCGTTGGAACAACAACTTACAAACCATACACTGGGTTTACAGGAACAGATAAATTTTATTTTTATACTAATGATGGGGCTAATAGTAGCGCAAGAACACCTGTATATATAACAATAACATAATATGCCAGCAATAACACTTACATTTTCAAATCCATTAAACACATCAGTACAAGTTGGTGATGTAGCTTATTATACGAACACAGTACTTGTTGGAACTCATAATACTCAAAGTTTAAACAATGTGATATCAATAGGACCAATTACGCAGATTGGGACTTGGGATCCTACAACTGGAACAGTAACTATTGATTGTATGATGTTAATTACAACACCACCACCAACAGCGGGAAGCTATATAATGTTTAGTAAAGATAACAAAGCTAACATGAGTAGTATACTTGGTTATTATGCGGAAGTTGAATTTAGAAATGATTCGACAACAGAGGCTGAGCTATTTAGCGTTGGAACAGAGGTTTTTGAGAGTAGTAAATAATAAATAAAGAGTGTAATTATAAAATATACAATATATATTAAAAATTTAAATTATGGCAAGAAAAACAACACCGTTTAAAAGAAGACGAAAGAATTGGCTTGGTGGAACTGCTACGGTAACAGATTGGGATGGAAGTCAAAGAAGAGCTTCTAATGAGATTGATGATTATAAAGAGACGTTAGCTGGAGACATGCAAAATTTTAGAGATACAGAACTTACAAACGCATACGAAGGTCTAACAAATCCAATGGCTGGATTAGGTGCGGGTAATAGAATTCTTGGCATGACAAATCCTTTCGCTGGAATGGGTAATCCACTTGCTGGGATGCAAACAGAGTTTGAAAATAAATTTGAAGATATAGGCGTTGATACTAAAGCCGCTGAACTTGCTCAAAAGCAATTTCAACAAAATCAAGCTTCACAATTAGAGGCAATGAAAACAATGGGGATGACAGGTGGACAAGTTCAAGGTATGGCTAACGCCGCGTTACAACAAGCTGCAACAACAAGAGCCGATATAGGTGGTCAAGAAAGAGAAGGAAAAATTATGTCTGCAAAAGGAGCTGCTCAAGTACAACAAATGGAAGCTGATGCAAAAGAAAAGAAAATGAAAGCAGGTTTCGAAGTTGATAAAATGATAAGACAAGGTCAATTTGACGTTGATAAATTAATCGGTTCAACACAACTTGATATAGATAAAACAGCAAGAGAAGGTCAATGGAAAACTGAAATGGCAATACGTGGTGGTCAAATGGATTTACAAAACTTAGATCTCCAGAAACAACAAGGATTAATGGCATTGCAGGCTGGTTTAGTAGAAGGTTCACAAGCTTCTAAGCAAGCTGATAAAAGTTGGGTTCAAAAACTTAGTGATAGAAGACTAAAGAAAAATATAACAGTAATTGGTAAATCACCTAGTGGAATAAATATATACAGCTTTGAATATAAAAATCCTGAATTTGGTGAAGGTATTTGGCAAGGTGTTATGTCTGATGAAATACCACAAGAAGCAGTTATAAAACATAATAGTGGTTATGATATGGTAGATTATAATAAAATAGATGTTGATTTTATTAAAATAAAAAATTAGAAATATGGGAGTAATAGATGCAGGTACATTATATAAAGTAGGTAAAGCAGCTTCAGGGCCAGGGGAACTAAGAAGATCTCAAATAGATCCAATGACAAGACAATTATTTTCTTTTGTTGGTGGGCAAGCGCTTAAATATTTTAATAGTGCATGGGATAGGAAAAAAGAATTGTCAGATAAAACAGAATTAAACGATGCTGAGTGGGCAAGTACTATAGCGGAGGAAGGGGGTCCTTTAAAAGGTTTGTATAAAGATAGTATAAGCAAGTGGCAAGAAGAAAGAAATAGAGGACAGGATTTAATTTCTACTTGGCATGGTTTTCGTAATAGTAAAAAATATAAAGAAGGAAGAGCTCTTATAGACAATGCTGAAATGAAACTACAAAACTTACATGCTGATGCAACTGAGAGGCTCCGGTTAAAAAATGAATATAAAGGTGTAATAAAAACTGGTATGTTAGCAGGGGAAGACGGTAAACCTATAAAAGCTAAATGGAGTAGCAAAACTACCGGACCTAGAATGGATAACACTATGGCCCTAGCTAACGGTGATATGGATAAATCTTTTGAGGTAGATCCAGCAACTGGTAGATTAGTATTAGTTAAAGAATTACGTAAAGGTGGTTTTGGTCCTGCGGGATTTGTAGATGAAACAGAAATAGTACAAACTCCATTTAACGAGATTCAATTTAATAAATATGAAGACACCTCTTCTCATGACGTAGAGGGTACATTTGCAGATAATGGCACAAAGCTTGGAAACACTGGCACAGAGTGGAATAATGTAATTGAATTGGGAATAAGGGCAGATGCCGCTAAAGCAGTTGAAGAAATGTCTCCAGAAGCTTTTGATAGTTATTTCCTTGGCGGTACACATTATAAATATTCTGATGCTGGGAAAAGTTTTATGACTCCAGCACAATCCTTTATAGAAAAGAAATTTGGTTATAAACCGGGGACATTAGAATACGAAGGCGCTTTAAACACTATAAAAGAACAAGATTTAAGTAGTCCAGAATATAAACAATTTGCTATTGATAGCTTTATAGATGTTCAAAAACAATTTCACGCAAATTCTCTTGCTGCATGGAAAAAGAAAAATTATAAAGCGCCGAAAGTACAGGAAACGAAACAGTGGGAACAACAGAGATTAGATAACATAAATAGAGTTAGACGTATATATAAAGGAAAAGGTGTTGAATATACAAATGATAATAAAACGAAACTAGTACAATTAGGTAATGGTTATAGCGAAGTATGGAGATTAACAGGGAAAACAATAACAGAAGAAGGTGTAGAGAAAGAAACAATAGGTTGGAAAAAAGATAAGAATAAAATACGTACAACAGAAGTAGTTAGCATGTTAGGTCTTGGTGGTTTAGGAGTAGCACCACCTAAAGGTTATGGCGAACCACAGTATGCTACAGAGGGTGGAAATCCAAATATACCTGTTATGGGCACTGGATTTGAAAAAAATCCGGAAGTAGAATCGTTAATTAACCAATATTTAGATAATAAATAAATATGGAGGAGTTAGAATCTATTATTCAACAGATGGTTGATGATGGTCAATCAGAGGAGAATATACAAACTATTATTGGAGAATGGGATAAAAGAAATCCTGGTAAGTTAGAAAAAACAGAATCTGAACCAGACGATGGTTCTGAAGTATTATTAAATAGAATAGCTGAAACAGAATCTAGTAAGGTACAACCAGAAAAAGAGGTGGTTGAAAAAAAGAAAGAGAAAAAATCTAAATACGATAATTTCTTTACCGAAACTATCCCATCAGAAGCAGATGTTACAAATGTACCAATGATCGAGTCAAATTTTGATAAATTAACTATAGATAGAGAGTCTGTAGATAATTTTATAAGTGATTCTAATCTAAAGGAGCTTAATAATAGACATTCAGATAATGGTGTTACTTTTAAAAGAACTAGATTAGCTGGCGGTCAAATAGTAGTAAAATTACCGTGGATGGATTCTTCAAGAGCTTTTCCTATACCAGATGAGGATGAGGGTTTAGAAAGATTAAAGTGGAATATGGCTACGTATATAAATTCTGAACAAAGAGATATCGCAATACAACCTGTAGCGTGGCAACAACAACAAACCGCTATAGATAATGTGTGGGACAAACATTCTCAAAAATGGAATGCTGAAGATTTAATGAAAGATGAATTAGGGGAGATTTTAGGGAGTGATTATATTGTAGACACCGCTGGTACCCTTGGTAATGAATTTACTGTTGAAAGGGTAAGTGATGGTAATAAAATGAATTTTAGAGTTGGCGCGGATAGTTATAAGGAATTGGGTTGGGCGAATACCAGTGATGAATTAAAGAGGTTTATGCTTTTTAAAACACCACAATTTGAAGATACACCAGCGTTTAAAAAAGAGAGAAAAGAAGTTACAAAAGGTATTATAAAAAACTATTTAGAAAACCCAACTAATTTAAATGATATTTTTAAGCGAACAGGTATAACGAACTTTAGTAATATAGCAACACCAAAAAATAAAGAAATTCTAATAGACACTGTTATGTCAGATATTGCTAAGCATGGTGGGTGGCTTGATAATGCTAGAGTAAATTTTGACAATCTTACAAGTGTTGATATTGATGAGATTGTACATGGCGTTATTAATAGTGATATTGCAGCTGATTGGGCTCAGTTAGCCGAAAGGGATGCTAATAAAGAAATTAACGAGCAAGCAAAATCACTAATGACCACTGAGGGGTATAGTCAAAGTGAAGCAGCGGATAGTATTCATGGATCTTTTGTAAAGCAACACTCAGCTAATTTTAATCATATTGAAGGGGCAATATCAGAAATGAATTTGCTAATAGATAAAGAAAACGAAAAAGGTGATTTAAAAGACCCAGATGTAATAAAAAAATTAAACCAAGATTTACAACCAATCGTAGATAAATACAAAACAAGAGCTAATTATAAAACGTTATTTGATTCTAATACTGGTAAATTAGCGTCTGGTATTGCAGATCCAAAAAGTCCTGGGATAATAGATCTTACAGATGGCGTAGCAGAATCAATGGGTAATTTTGAAGGATTTTCTAGAGAAGATTTAAAAGAAGAATTTGTTAAAACATCAGCTGCATTAAAAGAATGGGAGGATAAAACAAGAAATTCTAAATTCCGTCCTAAAAAAACTATACAGTACACCACTGTTGATGGAAAAGACGTTTACAGATATTCCAAATCAGATGAGTGGGATGTTTTAATTGAACAAAAAGCTGAGTTAATTAAAAAATTAGAGGGTTTAAAAAGAATTTATTTATTAAACGAAAGAATAGACACAATAGACAAGTCAGATTGGCCTGGTTGGTGGGAGCAAGCTGGAAGAGCGCTTTACACTTCCACGGGTTTAGCAGACGAAAATACCGCGGTAATTAATGGTGGAGCGACAGAAGCACAAACCGTTGCGGCCACAAAGGAATTATACGAACAAATGGATATTCCTTTAAGTCGAGCTGCTAAAGAACATTCTAAAACCAGTACCGCGGATATGATAGCAATGGGTGTTGGTGGAACACCTAGGGTGGTTATAGAATTTGCAGGATTTGGAAAATTTGTTAACGGGGCTAAGTATCTAATGGGTATTAATAAGTGGGCGCAAGCGTTAGGTAAAAGTAGATTCTTAAAAGGAAGTACATATCTTTCAGAAAAAGCTATAACTAAACAAGCAAATAGGTGGGCAAATAGAAGAGGTATATCTATAACCCCTAAAATGACCCAACAACAAATAATTGGTACTTATGCCGCTGAATCTGGTATTAAAGTAGTTGCACCTACTCTATTTAACAGAGGTATTATAACTGGTGTTGGAGCTCTTAGTGAAGGACTCGTATTTACAGGAGTAGAAAGAGATATCGAAGGCATGCCAAAAGGTATTGGTTTCTCTTTAGCTGGAAAAATGATACCACCAGCATTAAAAACAAAATTAACTTGGCTTAACACTTTGTATAAACTTAGTTCTGGAGGTGTTAGAATGGCTACTGGTAACCAAGTTGGTACAGCTTTTAATGGATTAGTTAAAGATCTTACTGGCCATGAAGATTGGCAAGTATTCTTAAAAAATAACTATGACGACCCTGATGCTGTTATGGGTGGTATTATAACCGACTTAGTTCTAGGTGCTGGATTAGCTACAACTCACATGAATAGATTTGATATTCAATCACATTCTCGTATTAAAAAAGGTATGGGTAAATTTGATACAAAGAGACGTCAATATATTGATGAAAAAGGAAATATTAAGAAAGGTGATCAAGCTAATTTTGATAAATGGAACGATCTTTATAATGCTGCAAAAAGACGAGTTTATGAAAACGAAGGGATTCAAGATTATTTAGATCCTTTAAAAGCAGCCGCTATGGCTAAAAAAGAAGCTAAAGCTGCTGAAGCAGATTATAAAGAATTGGGTTATAACGGGGTTGATATAACATTTAAAAAGCCAGATAAAAAAAGTAGAAAAGGAGAGTTTAAAGTAAATAAAAAAACCAATAAAGTAGAGTTAGAAATAGATCCTGAAGATATAACTCCAGGATTATTAAGTCATGAGTTACATCATCCGCTCTATATGAAGTTGATGGAAAATAAACCAGCTAAGGCCGTTAATATTAAAAAGTTATTAGATATAACGAGAAAAATAAAGCTTAAAGAAGATCTTACTTTATATCAAGCTATAAAACAGAAGGGAGTAGAAGTATCGGCTATAGAGGGAATGGATTTAGCTAAAGTAAGAGAGTCTGAATTATTCTCCTATATATCTGAAACTTTAAGAAACGGTGGTTATTATAATGGTATAAAAAATAGTAATGGTTGGTGGCAGTTAAAAAAGTGGATTCAAGGTGATACAAAAGCTATTGTAAATAATAGATCCATGAATGATATTGTAAATTGGTTCGCAAAGTATAATGAAAATATTGGCGGAGGAAAAACTAATTTACCACATTTTGAAAAACTTGCAGAGTTAGTAGAGAATATGGAAGCAGGGGTTGAACCAACAATAGCGGAACCAGGAGTTAAAGCTCCATTAATTGAAGGACTGGGTCCGGGAGCTTCTATTAAATTACAAACTTATAAAAATCAAGTTGGATTAGGATCTGAAAGATTAATCGATAATCAAGGTCGTCCTATTACGATTCAAGTATCAGATAAGGAAGAAAATGATTTTAATACTGAGCTTCAAAAATCAGCTGTAAAACCACTTGATGCAAAAACCATTAAAGATATAAAAGATAAAAAAGCAATTGACGTTTCTAAACTTAAACCTGAAATGAGGGAGAAACTTGAAACTGATATTTTAAATTTAGAAGCTGGTGCTGATATATATAAAGTTGTAGAGATGTATGATCCAAGTTTGGGTAAGAAAACCGCTGGTACTGGTAGGGTTATAAATAAAATGGCTAGTCGTAGTCAAACCCCAGGTTGGGATGTAATAAAAGAAGATGTTTTAAGAGAGTTTTTAACTGGTCCCCGCGGTATAAAGGGATTAACAGCAGATTATAATCGTAAAGTAAGAGAAGGTGATATTGATCCTAAGACATTTCCTTTAGGTAAATTTATTGGTGGTAAATTCGATGTTAGGTTTCAAGGTATTGTAGAGGATTTACAATCAAAGAAGTTTACTAAACAAGTAGAAGGAGAGGCGGTGCGAGAACCTGTGGCCCCTAAAGATCCTTTAATGGAGGAACTTGAAACTAAAGATTTTTCTCCTAGAGCTCAATTAGAGAGAATGAAGTGGTTAGAGGAAAGAGGATTAACAGAAGAAACAGCTGAGACTTATGTAGCCAAACAGGACTTAATGACTTTATCTAAAGAGTTAGGGTTAAAAGGAAATATTGTTGAAAAATCACAAGTTACGATTCCAGAATTAAAAAGAAACTTAGCATTAAAACTAGAACCCCAACGTTCTGGAGAAAGCAAAAAAGAATTTAGTAAAAGAAAAAAAGAATATAATAAAAAAATCGTTAGTCATAAAAATTCTGTACATCAATATAGAAAAAGTATTGAAAAAGATTTATTAACTAACTTCTGGGGCATTAGTAAAACCACCGCTGACAAAATGTCTACAGTTGAAGAAGTAGATGGACAAATTGTTAGTAAAAAAGGTCAAGCATTAAAAACAGCACAAGCTTGGCAACTTAAAGGTACAGAAAATAAACCTGGAGATTTACAAACTGTAAAAAATAAAGTTGAAGAAACAGAAACAAAAACTATAGATGGTAAAGAAGTGGAGGTTTACAAAAACGTTCCAGCGATACTTACAGCTATTTCTAAGGGTGCACAAGATAAAATTGATCCAGTAGATATGACTAGTGTTGCTCCAGATGTCGTTAGAGGTAAATCAGCTGGAGTACCAAAGGTTCTATTGAATTTAGGTAATGAATTACTATTCACGCCAACATCGAAAAGAGCTCAAACAGCAGCTGGATTACCTCCATTTATGCAATCAGAAGCGTTTATAAAATACCAAACAACAACTGATCAAGCATATAAAACTGAGTTCGAACAAAAGTTTGTGGAATCATTAAAAACACCACAACATTATAAAGCTGTAATGCAGGAGGTTGGTAAGAATGTATATTTACAATCTGTTAGATCTGCACTACCAAAAGAAAGTGCTTTGGCAAGACAATTAGAGGCTGGTAAAAACGAGGGTTTAGCTAGTGAAAGATTACTTGCTGAACAAATTATAGAAGATGTAATTAAAGGAAAAGTTAAACCAGGTCTTAACGGTTACGATACATTATTTAAAACTCCTGAATATAAAAAATTTAGAGAACAAGGATTAACAGACGCTTGGTTAAATAAAGTTGCAAAAATAGAAGACGCGGGTAAAGCCGCTATTGCTGATCCTGCAAAAGTAGGTGAAATAATGGCTGAAGGAATGCCTAAGCCTGATGTTAAAATGGAGGCTATAGAAGCTAAAGGTTTTCAAGATATGCTTGGAAAACTAACTACCTCTTGGGGAAAAAAAGCTAAACAATTATTTCATAATATAAAAACGGGGGAGGGTGTAGATAGTTATACCCAAAATGAAACGTCAAGAGCTGTACAAAATAAATTTGGAGCGGCTATAGGTAATTTTTATCCTACAGGAAAGAAATCTATAATAGTTTCAGATCTTAGTAATGGTAAAAATAGAGATTGGATTCACATAGAGGGTCATAAAGATGGTGGAAGATATGAATTAATAAGTTACCCAAAAGGAAAAAAACAAACGATAGATAGTTGGTATGATCATAATTTAGGTGGTGAAGTTTTTACTGGAAATGGTAAAAATATTAAAGATGCAGAATTTTGGTTTCTTCGTGAATCTATTATAAAAGATACTGGTAAAGTTAAAACAGATTTAGCTAATGAAGTAGTTGCCGCGCATAATAGAGGTGAAAGTACACAGAAGATAATTGAAATAGTTCACTCTCGAGGTAGAGAGATGATGACAAATGGTAAACCTGAAAATTTCAATAGAGTTTTAGAAGCTAATAGATTGAGAAGACAATTCCATTTAAACGCTATAAAGCATGTAATTGAAAATCACGCTGACTATGATTTAACATTACAAGAGGCTGTGCAGGCAGCGCTAAGACATGTTAGGCGGCATACTAATATTACAAACGGATCTTTAAAAGGTACAGCAACAATAACCGCGGGAAGTATAGAGGTTGGAATACCTGTTGGCGAAAAAATAGAGTCTCCAACTCATTTAGGCACGATGTATCACTCTGAGCACCAATTACAATTACAGAATTTTGCTTATACTTTCTTTGATTCTCTTGGTAGAAATTGGAATGGAAAAAAGTTTAATACTAAAAAGTTTAATAAAGAGATGGATGTTTTAAATGAATTGTTTGAACAATCTACGCCTCTTAAACAAGATCAAATAATATATGACTCACGTTTATTTGGCGGTAGAACTACTTATTTAAAAACTTTTGGAAATAAAAATCTTGGAGAAGTTTCTTCTATATTAAATATATTATATCGACCTGGAGTTGCTGAAACTATGGTTGATTTTAAAAGTGAAGTACCACAAACTATAGCGGAAACTATACTTGAAAATTATACTAAAAAACAACTTGACGTTTTATTAAAATTGTCAAGTAAACTTGGTGAACCTAACGCTCTACACCATACGCTATCTTCAAAAAACACAACTGGTAGTAGAAAGTTAAAAGTTGAAAAAGCAAAACCAATAGAGAATATTGTAGGTAAAGGATCAACTAAAGGGTTGGGATCTGATAAATTAGATAGACTTGCTAAAGCAATTGACAAAGCTGTGGCTGAAGGTAGAAAAAGAAACAAGAAAGCAAGGGGTATGTCTACTTTTGATTTTGACGAGACTGTAGGTATAAGTGAAAATTATATTATAGCAACTAAAGGAAAAGAAACTAGAAAAATAGCATCTCATGAATGGCCTGTTATAGGAGAAAAGTTGAAAAATGAAGGTTGGAAAATGGATTTCACTGATTTCAATAAAGTTACAAAAGGAAAACCAGGACCTTTAATGGAAAAGCTTAAAAATCAAATTAAAAAGTTTGGTAATGAAAATGTTTTTATATTAACAGCTAGAGCTAAAGAGAGCGCCCCAGCAATTTATGAGTGGTTAAAAAGTGAAGGAGTTGATATACCATTAAAAAATATTACTGGATTAGGTAATAGTACTGGTGAAGCAAAAGCAATGTGGATGTTAGAGAAGTTTGCGGAGGGATATAACGATATGTATTTTGTAGATGATGCAATTCAAAATGTTAAGGAGGTTAAGCATGTTTTAGATCAATTGGATGTTAGGTCTAAGGTTGTTCAAGTTCAAGATGTAAACAAGTTAGATTCTCCTGATACCTACGGAGGAGTACTAGCATCTACAAAACTTAGATCAGAATACGAAAAAACCATAGCTAAACATAGACCTGATTTAGTTAAAGAAGGTTTGGTTTCTAGAACAGTCGACGATATGTTCGATTTTATAGATACTTTAAATGTCCCAGCAAATAAGAAGAAAAAGTACGAGCAAATAACTACTAAATGGTTAGCTACAAGTAATATAAAATTAAAAGAGGATGCTTATAAACTAAAGCAAGCAGTGGAAATAGCTGAGAAATATAAAGAAGATATATTTTCTTACAGAAATCCTAATGAACTTATAGAAAAGTATGCTGGTAAAATTAAAAAGAAACCTCTTGACCCAAATAAAACAAAGGAATTTACTTTTTCAGGAGAACACAAAGAAAGAGGTATTACTGTTTATGAAGTTCAAAATACAAAAGAAGGTCAACAAGCTGTTAGAGATATAATAGATACTCATTGGGGTAAAGATTCTAACCCATGGTGTATTACACAAACGAGTAAACTTGATACTGGTTTTGGCGAGTTCAAAACACGTCAAAAAGCAGAATCATTTGCTCAGAAGAAACGAAAAGAAGGCGCTGTTGTTACTATAAAAAAGCGTAAAGAACCTGGTAAAGAAGGTTTTTATTATGAGGTTAATTATGAAAATAGATCAAAAGAGGGTAAACTAACGGATGATGCTTGGCATAATTGGACAGCTTACGAGAAAGGACCAAAAAGAATAATTTTTCAAGACGGTAAATTGTCATCTTTTTATGCGAACAGACAATACTGGGATAGAATGGATAATGCTACAGATGGACCTACTATAAGTGTTAAAGAAGGCAGAGTCACGAAGAAAGTAGAACTTGTAGATATGGGTGGCGGTAAAATTGAAGAGTCTACTAGGGAAACTAGAACAGTTAGCAAAGACAAGAAAACCGTTACAACAGAAATTTTTGCAGAATCACAAGATGGTTATATTGAAGGTACTAAAATTGTAGAAAATAGAGTTAATGGCAAAACAGTTAAGTCTACAAGATATAATCCTAAGGGTGGAATTGTTGAAATAAAAGAGTTTAATAAAAACGGAAAAGCCACAGCTTCATATAATTTCTTTCCAGATGGTAAAATGAGTGCTGTTAATAATTGGGGTCAACCTTTTGGAGATATGAGTATTAATGATGTCGTTATGAAGAAAGGAGACGTGTTAAACCATCAACACACTGAAGGTGATATTGCTTATATGTATGGAAGAGTTAAATTAAACAATCAAGTAACAGAAATAGGGTGGAAAGTAGCAGAAAAGAATTCTGACTTAAAGAACGTTATAAAAACAGTTGATGGTAAGGTAAGATTAGATCTTAAGAAAGTTTTAAAGTTAGATCCTGACGCTAAAGGATTACCTAAAGATTTTGCTAAACCACAAGTTAGAAAGGGGATGCAAAATCTTAAACCTGTTAAAAAAGTATTAGATCAATTAGATATTAAATCTGATGTGCAACAAGCGTTAGCTAGTGAAAGATTAGATATTGATATTAACACGATAATGGAACACTCTTTAGGTGTTGAATCTGGAAAAAGGTTTTCTAAAGCTGAAGGTAAAGTTAGAGGTAAAGATATTAAGAGACGAAGAATAATAATGCCTGATTCTGCCGCTGATATGGAATTGTTAATAGAACCATTATTAGGTAAAGGTAAAAAAGGTATAGCAAACAAAAAATGGTTTGAGAAGAATTTTTATAAACCATGGGAAAGAGGTGTTAATGATTTAAACACAGCTAGACAAACTATACTTAATGACTATATGTCTTTACGTAAACAAAATAAAGATGTAACTAAACAACTTGATAAAGCTGTTGAAGGAACAAACTTTACAGTAGATCAAGCTATGAGGGTTTATATTTGGAACAAGAATGGTTTTAAAATTCCTGATTTAGTTCCAACAACAGAAGCAAAGTTAATTGAGCATATTAAGAATAATCCTAAATTACAATCTTATGCTGATAGAGTCGCTACGTTAACCAAAATAGAAACTGGACTTAAAAAACCAAGCGCTGAATGGTGGGCGGAAACATTAGCGTCTGAAGTTAGTGAGACTGGTAGAACTGTTGATAGACAAAAATATATTGCAGATTGGATAGAGGCTAAGAATGAAATATTTTCCGAGACTAATTTAAATAAAATGGAGTCACGATTAGGTAGTAGGTGGAGATCAGATATAGAAGATATGCTTAATAGAATGGAGACAGGTAGAACAAGAGGTAGAGACATGGGTAGAATTGGTAATAAAGTAATGAATTACTTAAATGGATCTGTTGGTGCTATTATGAATCTAAATACTAGATCAGCTACACTGCAGTTAATTTCTTCTGTCAACTTTATTAATCACGCAGAAAATAATCCGCTTGCGGCAGCTAGAGCTTTTGCTAATCAACCTCAATATTGGAAAGATTTTATGAAAATAATGAATTCTGATATGTTAGTACAAAGACGTCAAGGTTTAAAAATAAATGTTACTGAAGCTGAATTAGCTGCTGCAGTTGATGGTAAAGGAAATAAAGCAAAAAAAGCTTTAGCTTGGATATTAAAACAAGGTTATATCCCAACAAAGGTTGCGGATAGTTTTGCTATTGCATCTGGTGGAGCTACATATCTTCGTAATAGAATTAGAATGTATGAAAAACAAGGTTTAGAAACTAAAGAAGCTGAATCAAAAGCTTGGTTAGATTTCCAGGCTATAGCTGAAAAAACACAGCAGTCGTCAAGAGCTGATTTATTATCTAGACAACAAACATCGTTTGAGGGTAGGTTAATACTACCATTCGCAAACACGCCTTTACAGATGAATAGGATAATGATGAAAGAGATGTTGGATTTATCTAAAGGTAGATATAAAGGTAGTTTTGGAGAAAATTCTTTTACAAATAAAATGAGTAAAATAGCTTATTATGGAGCTATACAATCTTTAATATTTGCAGGGTTACAATCTGGATTATTCGCTTTAATGGCTAATGGTGGAGATGATAAAATTATAGCTCAAAAGAAAATTAGAACTGTAAACACCATGACTGATTCGTTCCTAAGAGGTATGGGTGTACAAGGAGCAATTGCAGCTGGAGTCAAAAACGCTGTATTAAAATTCTTAGAACAAAATGAAAAAGGTTATAATGCTGATTATAATGAGGTTGGTGAGGCTTTATTAAATATATCACCTACTATAGGTTCTAAGTTTAGTAAATTAGATCAAACTGGCAACACTTTTAAATATAATAAAAAAGAAATACTAAAAAAAGGATTAAGTTTAGATAACACGAAGGGTATAGAAGCTAGCGCACAAACTATAGAGGCTATTATGAATATACCTATACATAGGGTTGTCCGTAAAACGCAAAATATACAAGATGCTTTAGATAAAAAGAATGAAGATTGGCAAAGGTTAATGATGCTATTAGGTTGGAGCAAATGGGATGTTGGAATAATAGACAAAAAGAAAAAGAAAAAGAAAAAGAAAAAGATTAAAATAAAATATTTATAGATAACGAAACTAAGAATAAGAAAAATTAAGTGATTATATAACAATGATAGTAACAACACCCCCAGAATGCAAATTATGCAATCAAGAAGTAGCACTAATGCAAAAAGATATAGAAATGCTGAGAA